GGCCAGCTTGTGAGCGCCGTCGAACACCTGGCCGGCGATGTCGCCGTTTTCGACAAGCAGATCGGCAGACAAGTCCGCAGCCGTTGCCAGCTGCGCGGCCCATGCTGAGTCCCAGCGGTTGCCATCGCATGCCATCTGCACCACCACTGCCAGGGAGTGGTGCAGGCCGTGGGCGTTGCGTTTTTCGGGCGGCAGGCGGGCCGCCACCTCGGCGCCGACGCCCACCAGCTTGGCCAGGTAGGCCAGCAGCTCCCGCTGCTCGCTGCCGTGGTCTGCCATGAGCATTGCCACGGACTTGTCGCACAGCTCGCGGGCCATGGCGCGCATTGCGTTGCCGCGCCAGATGGGCGCCGCGTGGGGGTTGTAGTGCTTGCGCCTGGTGTGCTTTTTCATGTTCTCAGCCCTTCTTTGGTGCCTTCGCGTTGCGTGCCGCCATCAGGTGCTCTCCCATAGCCCAGCGCGTCTGCAGCAGCGGTGCAATCACGCTGGGCGGCAAGGTATGCAACCTGGCCTGTTGCGGTTGGCCGGCCTGCATTGCAGGCAGCATCCGCACGAACACGTCTGCCATTTCCTCGCTGATGAACGCAGCGCATTGCATGCCGTCCACCTCAATGAACACGTTGATTGCTGTGATGGTCATGCCGTGGTCCCCATGGCCAGCCCCAGGGCAATCGGCCGCACCCAGACCGGCTGCGCCGACAGGATGAAGGTTTCGCCACTCAACGCGAGCAGCAGCGTTTCGCCCATGACGTGGGCGATGGCTTCGCCGGCCTCGCTGGGCACGGCATTGCCGATGCGCTCGCGCTTGGCCTGGTCGCTGGTGCCGTCCAGTTCCAGCAGCTCGTCGGGTTCGACCAGGCTCTGCAGGTGCGCCAGCTCCAGGGTGGTGAAAGGGCGGTGCCATGTGCCGTCCTCGGACACGATGCGGCAAACGAGCTTGTCAGCAGCTGCCGGCATGCGCGGATCTGCCACGCTCCAGCGGCCGTTGTCGTGGCATGCCGCGCCGCTGACGGCGCCGGCCTGGCTGTCCCAGGGCACCACTCCGTAGTGGCCGCCCGTGGTGTACGCGGTGCGCTCGGCGTCCATGCCGCTGCGCGGGTCGGCCACGGCAAACGCGCCCTGGCCCGTGGTGCTGCCGCTGATGACGGTGCCGGCGTGCGTGCCGTAGGGCGTCACGGCGTACTTGCCGAAGCTGGGTCCATCGCGGCGCGGGTCTGCGACGGCCTGGCCGGTGCCGTGGGCGCTGGTCACTGCCATGGCGGCACGGTCCCAGCGCACCACGCGGTACTCGTTCGAGTGCTTGGCGGGGCCGTGGTGGCGCGGGTCGGCCACGCTGTACGCGCCCTGGCCAGGGCCTTGCTGGCCGGCCACGGTGCCCGTGCTGGCATCCCAGCGGCGCACGCCGTAGGCCTGGCCATCGGACCACAGGGCCGACTGCTCGAATCGAGGGTCGGCCACGGCGAAATTGCCGCAGCTCGGCCGGCCCTTGCCGGTCACGGTGGAGCTGTGCCGTGTCCAGTCCTGCACGCCCAGCATGCCGGCGTGCATCTCGGGCACGATCAGATAGTCCCGCAGCGTGCCGTCCTCGATGGCCAGCCGGTTGAGGCTGCGCCAGTCGCTGCCGGCCTGCACGAATGCCAGGCGCACCCAGGTTTTCCACTGCAGGCTGGGCACGCGGTGCATGGGGCCTGCGCGCAGGTCGCCGGGCTGGAGCATGCGGCCCAGCACGTCGCCCACGGCGCGCAGCGGCTTGCTGCGGGGCTGGTACAGGAACGAGGGCACTTTTTCGGCGTGACGGGCCACCAGCAGGAAGCGGCGGCGGCTCTGCGCAAGGCCGCCGATTTCGCCGCAGTCGTGCGTCGTCTCGGCCACGGCGTAGCCATAGGCGCGCAGCAGGGCCACGATCTGGTCCAGCAGGTGCCGGCCACGCGTGGCGATGCGCGGCACGTTTTCGAAAATCACCAGCTCGGGCGGGTCATCGCGCCAGGCCTCCAGCATCAGCCACACGCCGCGCAGCGTCAGGCGGTTGAGGGCCTGGTACTTGTCGGTCTTGCTCTTGCCCTCGGACAGCAGGCCGCTGAATCCCTTGCAGGGCGCGGACAGAAACACGATGTTCGGGCGTTCGCCGCCAGCTGCTCGCTGAATATCCGCGGCTGTGGCTTCTTGCCAGTCCGCTGGCGGCTCGGCGCCGTGGAAGGTGCGGTATTGCTCGCGGTCGAACAGATCCAGCACGGTGCCGGGCACGCCGGCCAGGCGGCCGAAGTCGCGGATGCTGGCCGGGTCCACGTCGATGCCGCCCAGGCAGCGGAATTTCGCCTGCAGGTTGCCCACGCGAGGGCTCGCACGGTTGAAGCCGCGCGCGCCGCCGCCCAGGCCGCAGAACAGATGGAAGTGGCGGATTTCCACGGGGGTGGTGGTTCGCATGGTCATGCCCCCTTGCTCGCGTCGGCGTCGATGGTGGACCAGCTGCCGTCCAGCGGCATGCTGTGGCCAGCGCAGTGGGGCGTGCCCAGGTTGATGGGAGCGGCCGGCGCATGGGGCGCTGTTTCCAGGGCCTGCGTGATCTCGCACGTCACAACGTCTATCAGCTCCCGTCCCGTCACGAGCATGGCCTCGGGCCAATCCTCCGGGCTGTTGCGGTCGGGCAGCTCGGCCACGCGCTGGCACACGTTCGCGGCGATGGCGTTGGCATCTAAGGCGGGCACCGGCATACGTTTTATGTAGGTTCTCTGCCTCGGATCGGCGAGCGCTTTTTTCAGATCCGCCAGGCCTTCGGCAGACAGGTCCACGCCGCACGCATAGGCCGGCACCCGCTCCAGATGCGGCGCAGCAGGAATTCCAGTGGCGACGAACGCACCGCGCACGTTGAGCATGTCGCCCAGCACCTGCATGGCGGTGTGCAAATCCTGCTCATGGTTGCGCACCTCGCGCACAGGCGTGGCGCCCCAATCGGCGACGGGCGTTTTTGCCAGGTTGCCGGCCAGGCCGGCGCGCGTTGCCTCGATGGTGGCAATCAGCCACGCGAGGGTCAGTTGAGTGAGGGTCTGGGCCATGGCTCAGGCCTCCAGGCGTTCAACACGCAGCACGGGGCGGCCGGTGGCCAGGTGCGCCAGGTTGCTGGCCTGGTCAGCGGTGGCCGCGCTCAGGCTGTGGGTGGGCAGCAGGCCGGCGTCGGCCAGTTGCTCCAGCTCGCTGGCCTCGATGTGCTGGGGGACGATGACGGCGCGATAGCTGCGCAGGGTGGGGGTGGCGTGTTGCATGGTGGTCCTCTCGGTCGGTGGTGGTTGCGGGGTCAGGCGACCAGCTGCAGCTGGGCGGGGTTGGTGATGGGTGCGGTGGCGCGGGCCTTGCGCTGGCGGCGCGGCTTGGCGGCGGCCAGGCGTTCGCGCTCGGCTTCGAAGACCTTGGCCAAGTGGTTCGGCGCCATGTGCTCGCTGCGGATGTAGTCGCCATTGATGGAGCGGGCCCAGCAGTGCACGCGGGGCTCGGTGCGGCGGGCGGCGAGGGTGATTTCGGGCATGGGGTGGCCTCCTTTGCGGGATCAGCGGGAAAAAACGGGGGAAGGGGTGGCGGCGGCGGGCCGATAGAGCACAGAATCCGGGCTGTTGGGACTGCTCCAGTCCTCTGCCTCGTGCCGGCCGCGCCCGAAAAGGGCTCGCAGCGTCTCGCCGCGCAGGCGGGCCGTACAGTTATTGAAACCAGTCCAAGGGCGCGCCAGCGGCGCGCGGTCAGCGCCCATCGCAAGCGCTTTGCCGCTATCGGCATCCGTGCACGTTGCGGGGTCGAAAGTCTCGGTTTCCTTGGCCACGCTGCGCCATGAAATGCGGCGCGACACAAGCCAGCGGCCAGCGCGCGTTTCCAGGCCCACCACTCGGCCCTGGCCCGGGGCAATCTCTTCGCCGTACTGATTCACTGCGCCGGCCGGCACGGGGCGGCGGGCAATGCTCAGGTGCCAGCGGCCACGGCCCACGCAGTGGCCGCCCATGGCTTCCATGTAGCGGCGCCAGTCGGCCTTTATGTCGTCGCTGTGCTTGTGGCAAGCGCCCCAGGCCTTCCAGGTGGCGCGGTCGCCGTCCAGGCGCATCGTCTCGATCTGGTCCTTGCCCACGCGGCGCAGCTCGCGCCACACGCACACGCTCGGCATGCCAATGGCTTGGAACTGGCGAATGCCCCAGCACGCGGCCCAGGCGTCCACGCGGCGGTGGCCAGGCATATCACCCTGCTCCACGTCCCACAGCTGGCCCTGGACCACGTCCAGGTGGTCGGCCAGGGCCGCATGGCCCACGCTCTTGGCGATGTACTTGGCCACGTAGCCGGCCGCGCCGCCCGTGGTCATGCGCTTGACGTTGATACGGTTCTTGGCCGCGCCGCGTTCGTCTCCATCGTCGGCCAGCCACTTGTCGCGGATGACCTGCTCAATGCGCTGGGCTGCGGCCTCATGCTCGGCCCAGACCAGGGCGTGCCAGTGGGGCGTGGCGTCGTGGTGGGGCTCGGCCACGCGGATGCCGTACATGCGCACGCCGTCGCGGTCCAGCTGCGAGCGCACGCGCTGCCATTTGTTGCGCAGCCAAAGCTGCGCATCGCGCGGGGTGCTCACGCCGTCATAGCGGGGGTTGGGGCGGGGCCGGCCGCCGCTGCCCAGCGTCACGGCATGGAAACGGCTGGGCGCGGTCAGCGTCAGGAACAGGCCCACATGGTTGCGGGCGTCTGCATATTCCTCGGCGCCGCGAATGCGCGTCATCAGCTCGCCGCCGCGAATCACGGGGTTGGACGGGGACAGGGCCGCCAGCTCGGCCAGCGTGAACACCTGGCCGGCCTCGTTTTTGAACAGCGAGCGCTCCAGCGCCTTGGCGTTGCGCTCCACCTGCGCCGTGCGGCGGCGCACGGTGGCATTGCTGGCATAGCCGCCCGCAAAGCGGTTGACCACGCCCAGCTTGACCGCGCCGGCTTCCACCGTGCGCGTGACGTGCTTGCGTAGCAGGCGCCGCCACCAGGCCGAATCCAGGGCACGCCGGATGGCAGGCTCACCTATCAGGGGCGCCGACTCCTGCACGCCCATCATGCGCAGCATCAGGCGCACCAGGTCCACGCGCGCCGGCAGGTCCATGGCCTGGGCCTGGGCGCCCGAATCCAGCTCGGCCACCTCTTCGGCCAGGCGCTTTGCCATGGCGCAAATCTCGTAGTCGCTCAGGTTCCACTCGGCCGCATTGCCGTGGCGCGCTGCAAAGTCATCAATCGCCACCAACGCGTCAAAGCACGCCGCCCACTCGGGCAGATTGCCCGCACCCAGCTTGCCCAGGCCCATGGTGCGGATGGGCTGCAGCCACTGCGGCGGCAATGCCTTCTCCAGCGCCTGCATGGCGGCTTGCACCATGTGGGGCCTGGGCTTGTGGCGCCTCCATTCCTGCTGCGATGCAGTGCGCAGGCGGCGGCCGGTGGGCTTGGCGTTGAGCAGCGTGGACATGACTAGTTCCGCAAGGTCAGCGAGCGCAGGCCGGCCATCTCGTCGGCCAGGTAGCGGATCTGCGCCTTGATGGCGGCGCGCTCGGGCGGCGGCAGCTCGCGCCATTCGCGATGGGCCAGCTCTTCCATCTCGCCCTCGATGCCCGCCAGCAGCACAACCGTCATGCGCGTGCTGATGTGCAGGCCGGTCCACTCGCGCGCCTCGGCATCGCTCCAGCGGCCATTGCTTGCACGGCGCACGGCGTCGTCCTTGAGCATGCGCAAGCGGGCGCGGCATTCGGCCGGGCTCATGCCCGCGAATTCGGGCGCCACGGGCGGCGGCGGCAGGCGGCGCAGGGCCGGCGCCATCGCGGGCGGCTGGCTGTGCAGTGCCACAAGGCGCTGAAACTCGGGCGCGGACAGGTCGGCCAGATTCATCGGGTACCCCCGTTCAAGCGCACGGCCGTCAGGAACCAGGGCAGTCCGTACAGGCGCAGCACGGCGGCCTCGGCGTCGGCTCGAGTGGCAGCGCCCAGCACCAGGCGGCGGCGCACAAATTGGGCATCTACGTGGGTGATTGCATAGCTGCTCATGGCGTTCTTTCTGAATTCAGGCGTGAGAAGGGCCGCAGCGCCCGGAAATCGGGCTCTGTCAGCAGGGTGAGGAAGAGGGGCGGCGCTATGCGCCTATGGCGTCAATCGGGCTCTGGCGGCGGCCCGGCGAACAGATCGCCCGTGGTGGGCAGGGTGTAGCGGGGCTGATGCTCGGACTCGTCGGCGTTGTCCAGCACAACGCGCATCACATCGCGGCGCACATGGCTGGACAGGGGCAGTTGCACGCTGGGGTCTGGCGTGGCGCTAGGGCTCAGCGTGCGCACTATCTCGGTCATGGCCACGAAGGTGTGGCCGCATTCGGGGTTTGTGCAGGCGTAGGTCAATTCGCGCATCAGGCGGGACATGAGCCAACTGGTTCGTATCGTGCATTGCGCGCTGCAATGAGGGCAGGCCATGCGCGTGCCCTCGCTGCGCACCTTGCGCCCGCTCTTTCGGCCCTCTTGGGCCTGCGCCGCGAGCATGGCGCCCTGGTTGATCACTGCCGCTTGCATGCTGCGCCTCCTATTCATTCGCCGCGGATGCGCCCGCATTCGCCGCCGCCGGCCCTGGCGCAGTGGCAGTACATTCCGACCTCGCCCAGCGTGCCGATGGCGTCCAGGTACTTGCGGCTGACGAGTACGTATCCGGCGGCGCTGACCACGGCATCGATCTTGCCAATGGGCACGCCCTGCTGGCCGGACAGGAAGCGGCTGACGGCCGGGCTATCCCAGCCTGCCGCCTCCTGCACTTCGCTGCCTTGCTGGCTCAGGGCGTGGCGCAGCACGCGCTCGATGGTGCCTGTGCCGTGCGATATGCGGTTGATGTTCATTTTTTGGTGCTCTGGTCAGGATGGGAAGGCCGCGCCGCGCCGCGCAATGCCGCACAACACGAATTGCGTGTGCTTGTTCGGCTTGGTGGGCAACATGCATGGCATGGATTCAGGAACTCGCAGCAACGCGCGCTTGTTCTGCCTTGTAGGCTTCCAAGCCGCGCAGGTACATCAGGCGTTGGAAGCTGGCGAAGGAACGACATTCCTGCTCGGCAAATCGCTTGCCCTCTTCGACTTGCGCTTTTGGCAGGCGCGTGTAGCTGATGACATCGGCCTTGTCGGCCTTGGCGCTGATGGGTTGGGCTGCTGGGTTCATGTACGATCCATAACGTTTGTTAAGAGGTTGGGTCTGGCAGTTGTGCGGTTCTCGTCGTGGTGGTCGCCGTCTGCCTGCTACAGGGGGTTGAGGGTCGAATGAAGAAACCAGAAATTGGGCAAGTGCTCGCCACGGCAAGCGGCCAGCAGTTCCGCGTAGTCAACGTGACTTCCACAGCTGACCCCGATGAGCCAGAGACGGCTGGAGACTTTGCCGTGCTGATGGACGAAGTGAGGGGCCTTCATTCCTTGGCAGACAGCGGGGAACTCGATCTTCTTGATTTCGAGTTCGAGGCGTGGTGCGAGACGAATGGCGTCCGCTACTGAGAACACTAGGGGCTGCAGTCTGCTGCTCCATGCCAAGCCCGTACCGGTGGGAGACGGGCATAGCCGGAAGGCGGGGCCATCGCCCGGAAGAAGTTCACGAGCGACATGCAGCGCAACCCCAGGAAGGTTCTGGCCGTGTTGTGTTGGCGAGGTCATGACTAGGTTTGTTAAGGGTTGTTTTGATTGTGCACGTTTTTTCGTGCATTGAAAAGCTATGCAAGAAAAAAATGACATTTCACACCGCCTAAAGGAAGAGCGTGCACGAATTGGCATGCGTCAGGAAGAGTTCGCGGCCCTCGCTGGTGTTGGCCGCAACACCGTCGGTCAGTGGGAGAAGGGCATCAACTATCCGAACGCGGCAGTTCTCCAGAGCGCGGCCGATGCTGGCTTTGATATCGGGTACATCATCACTGGCAAGCGCAACAAACTGTCCGGCCCGGCGCCTGTACCCTCCGACGAATCTGACGCTGTTCTCATCCCGCTGATTGCTGCAGTCGGCAGCATGGGTCCAGGCAATGATCTCCACACCGATGACGTGATCCT